CATACGAGATTGGTCAGTGACTGGAGTTCAGACGTGTGCTCTTCCGATCTATACGTCCAGTATTGATTCCTCCCCATCCAATGCGAGTAAATGTCCCATTATGTCGTAATGTTATGCTTACTGGTGCATCACTCCATGAGTTTGATGCGATTTGTATAGAATGCTCACTATCCCTGCTATAAAGCAATCCCGCGCCATTGCTGGATATGCCAAAATCTCCTATCCAAGTATAATTAGGCGTAATCCATGTATTTCCAATAGCAATCTGCCCAGAGTTGATTGCCACGGCTCCATCATCATCCACATAAAAGGTCCCGTTACCTATGTCGATTGTACCGCCAATGATATCCGAACCAATTATGGTACTGCCCTGAATCACGCCCAAAAGAACATGCAGTCCTGTATTGTCCCAGCTTCCAATTTCATTTCCGTTGGCATTCTTGACCACAATCCTTCCATCCTTAGCCAGGCCATACCCGCCTACCTCCAGGATTCCGCCACGGACACGGTCCGCCAGCATCTGGCCGGTAGTGATGAAATCAGCCACCAGGTTCCCGTCAATGGTCCAGGCGTTGCGGTATGGTCCGTTGATTCCACTGGTGGAGAATCCGATACCATTCTGGTTTATCTGGATGATATTCGTTGCGGTCTCTTTGTCCGGTGTGTTCATGACCAGGATGCGCCAGGGATGCGTTTTCTTGCCTGTAACCGGGTCCTGGCTATCAAGGACGACGTAGCCTCCCAGCCCTCCTGTGATGAGGTTTGTTGCATTGGCTATCTTCCGGGCCATCTCATCGTATGCCTTGGATTCGGATTCCTGCACTGCTTTTGAGATACTTACCTGCTTATTCACGGTGGAGCCGGTGAAGCTGCTTACCGTTGTTCCAAGGGATATGCTGCCCTTCGCTGGGTCATCCAGGTACATATCGAGCTGAGCCAGCAACAGGTCCTTGCTGACGCCATGAGGCTTGCTGATAGCCGTCGTGTAATACCCGACTCGGAAGCGCCGGATATCTACCCCGGTATAATTAAGGTCCACGGCTGAAACCTTAAGTGTATCCGGTATCCCGGACACCTCCTTCAGATATTCCCTGGCCTTTTCCAGAAGCCTTGCCGGGTCTGTGATGTCCGGCCATTGGAACGTCCCCCATATCTTCCCGTATTCATCCAGCACGGCCTGTTCCGCCGTGATGTAATCCTTTCCGTCATTAACCGATGTGATATCAACCGTGCCTTTCTGTGCCTCTCCAAGTTCATCCTGGTATTCTACATCCCCTCCGTAGGGTATCATGCATGTCACCACATTGGTGGCATCCTGGTACTTCGTCAGGTCCAGGAGATTGACGCCGAAACGTATCTGCTGTTCATTCTTACCGCCATAGTCATAGGTGTAATTCAGATACTTCTTGCCGTCCCTGTATTCAACCCATATGTATCCCCCATGGACATCTATCAGCTGTGCTTTCAATGTATTCCAGGTATTGTCAATCTTCGTGGACTCCCGCTTAAGCTCGTTGTTTTCATCGGCCACATTCACCCGTCCCAGGACAAACTGTTTCCGCTCCTCCACCTGTCCGTTATGGTTTTCCACCATCTGGGCGAGAAAATCGTGAATGTTCCCCGTCAAGGAGAAAGGGCGCTGCGCGCTGTCAATGAGATAGGACAGGCTCCCCTCGCAGACCACATCCTTGGTGTTATGGAAATCTGACTCATCCGATAATATACGCCCCTCATATATCAATACTCCATCCTCTATCACCTGGATGGATGACTTCATTTTCTTTAAGGTGCTGTAATACATATGACCGAAAGGGATGCGGAATGTAAGCGCTCCTGTCTTGTTGAGGGTAAGGGTCAGCCGGGGCTCAATCACCCTCAGATTCCTGTCACGCTGGTCATGCAGGCAGTACGTCCTACCGTCAATCACATTGTTGATTTTATACATTATAGGCTTCCTCCCCTATAGCTTACGGTCACCGTACCGTGTCCCGTGAATGTCATCACATGCTCACCGTCCTTTATCTCAATATCCGGCAGATAGTTTTCTCCCATTTTCAGGTCAAACATTTCACCCGCAAATTCCACTTGCATATCGGATGATACTGTAATTCTTGGCACCACGGGCATGGGCGAACCTATAACAGTGAGCGCAAATCTCCCATCCACGAGTTGGTTTCCATACTCCTTGATTACCCCCTCTTCAAAATCAAAGGGGTCCCACAGCCATTCCTCATCTGTAGCCGTGAGTTCATACTTATATGGGTCGCATTCAAATTTCAGTGTCACCAAACTAAACACCCGGTTCTTCTTTTCATATTCACAGGTCCCGCGTCCCAGGTAATAAAATCCGTTGTCCCAATCCAGGACAATTTTCCGTTTCTTCCCATGCAGGTAATTACTGAGCTGGCTCATCCGTCCAGCCCAGTCATAATAGCTCCGGTCCTCTATGTCACATTCGATTGTAATTTTGCGGTCCTCATACCGTGTGCCAAAGTAATCCGTCATATCAAGGTATCCATCCGCTCCCGGTATGTCAATCTTACTCTCCTTTACCGATGGAGTCCCTATGTTGATGGACTTAATCCGGAGGCCAAAATCATCATAGGTATGTTTCTCGCCATCAAAGGTGATTCCTAGATATTTCATTCCATATCCCTTCCTTCCATCCTTCCACGGTTCCCCAGGTTGTCATTCACAGGTTCGGACACAATGCTTCCCACATTCTTCCCGTCCATATTGACGGATACACCGTCCATAGCATTCGCCATTTCCTGTCCCATCCTGCGGTAATCCATAGCATATCCCGGACCGTATCCCTCATTCCCATAGGTACTTGCAGGGAGGCTGGACGTTCCGGTCACCGCTCCGACACCGGCCAGTGCCGCATTGATTCCTCCGTTCCCCATCATAGCACCCGCGGCTGCCTGCATTGCATTGGCCACTACGGCCTGCACCGTTTCCTGCAACTGACCGGACATGGACTTGATACCCTCTATCATACTGGTGATAGACTGCTTTCCCACATCCGCCATACTGGACGGAAGTGTGTCCACGGAGCCAAGTACATTCTTAGCTATAGCCTTGAACTGTTCCAGGTTCTCGGTGGAGCTGGATGCGTCCCTGATGGACCCCGCCATAGCGGAAACAAGAGCAACCGCATTCTGGGCCGCCGTTAGTTTCATGGTCTCCAGCGGCTGGTTGAGAGCCACACCAAGCTCAGCCATGGAAGATACATATTCCTGCTGGTACTTTGCCAGTTCTGCCGATGTCTCCCGCTGCATCTGTGCAATCTGCTGGGATATCTCCTCCCGCATCGGTTCCATCTCTGCCACGGCTTCCTGGCGCGCGATACGGTTTTTAGCCCTGAACAGGCTCACATATTCATCCAGTTGGTCGTCGCTCATTTCTGTCATGAGCTGGATTTCGGCTGCGGCCTTTGGCCCAAGCCCCTGAAGTTCCTCCAGAAGGTCGTCGCCAATCCCACGGCGTTCCAGGTCCCGCAGGTTCTCACGCCACTGCTTCAGTCCATCCACCTGTGATTGCAGGTTGTTAAGCAGGTCACCCGCTGTCAGGTCTGTACTGGAATCAAATGCATCGAACAACCCATAAGCTGACTTAATCTGGTCTGCACGCTGGTTGACAGCATCCTTGTACTGGTTATTGAGGTCCTTAATCTTGTCATTGAGGTCTTTATACGCATTGGCAACCTTATCCGTATAGTCATCTTCAACCTCCAGCATCTTGTCGTTCAGGTCCTTTTTGGCTGTCAGGTATTCCTTGTCTGCATCAATCCTGGCCTGAGTGCCTTCTTTTGTCTGCTTACGTACCTCGTCCCAGTATCCTGCCTCATCCGCAAGAGTAAGGCGGTTATAGACCTTATAGTTTTCCAGTTTCTTCTTGGCCGCATCCAGCGTAGCCTGCGCAACTTCCTCCGCGCTCTTCTTGGCGTATTTTTTATTAGTCCGGATTCCCTCCGCAATACCAAGGGATATATTGCGCCCAACCTCGTCCCGGAACACACGCGAAGGGGAATGAATGCCTAATAGGCTCTTAAGGCCATTCAAGGCTGACTCGCCCACGCTCTTTGCGGCGTCAATAATAGTCCCGATAGCGTTCTTAAGGCCGTTCGCGATTCCGCTTACGATGTCCTTACCAATTTGAATCCAGTCAAATTCCATGAACTTGTCTTTTACGGATGTGATAACCTCTGGAATCTTACTGACCAGTTCCGGGATGGCCTGGATGATTCCGGCTGCAAGTTCGCCCAGCAGCTCAATCCCCTTCTGCAGGATTTCCGGTAGGTGGCTGGCTATCGTGGCAATTATCTGTATCAGTGCTTCGGCGGCAGCCCCGATAACGGCTGGCAGATTTGACAGAATTCCCTGGGCCAGCTGCCCAATGAGTTTGATGCCTGTCTCCAGTATCTGAGGCAGTATGCCCAGGAAAGTATCATATAACTTGCTTATGATGTTTCCTGCATTCGCTATGAGGGATGGAAGTCCGCTTAATAGTCCCTGTGTAAACTGATTAAGCGCGTCAGCCCCTTGCTGTAAGATTTTTGGCAGATGCGTACTTATGGCAGCGGTGAACTGATTGAACAGAGTTGCTGCCTGTGCCTGCAGTGCCGGTGCATTGGTCATTAACCCTTGGATAATGCCGTCAATGATGGACAACCCAAGCGATAACAAGGATGGGACCAGCATGATTATGCCCTGAGTGATGGCAATAAGCAGGGAGCCTCCGGCCTCCAGCAATTGGGGCATGTTTTCATTTAGGCCCTGTATTAACGTATCAATAAACGATACAGCAAGTTCAATAAAGGCAGGCAGCTGTTCAACAAGTCCTGTCGCGATATCCGTCACAAGACCTGCGCCCATTTGGATAAACTGGTCCGCGCTGCCTTCAAATTCCTGCCACAGTTCATCGACCACCATCGGCACTGTTTCTGCCAGCCTTGGGACAATTTCTCCCAGATTCTTCCCTACATTTACGGCGACCGTGGCAACCGCATCCGCCAGCTCCTTGGCCGTTCCTGAGCCATTCAGGAAATTGTCAAAGGCGGCCCTTGCGGCGTTCATGGAACCCTCTATGGTGGTTGATGCTTCCTTGGCCGTGGTACCGGTTATGCCAAGCTCTCCCTGGATTACGTGAATGGCTGAGTATACGTCATTCAGGTTGCTGATGTCATACTTCACACCGGATATTTTGGTGGCATCCGTAAGGAGTCGGTTCATTTCCTCCTTCGTTCCGCCATAACCCAGTTTCAGGTTATCCAGCATCGTATAGTTCTGCTTTGCGAATCCCTGATATGCATTCTGGATGGATGCCATGTCCGTACCCATCTTATTAGCGTTATCGGACATGTCCACCATTGCCATATCAGCAATCTTTGCCGCTTCTGCTGTATCTCCGCCTACACTTTGTAATAACGATGCAGAGAAACTGGTAACACTCTGCATGTACTCATTGGCTGACAAACCGGCAGTTTTATAGGCGTTGTTTGCATTCTCTATGACTGTCTTGGCATTTTCCTTGAAAAGCGTTTCCACGCCACCCACATTCTGTTCCAGGCTGGCTACGGACCCTAAGGCAGCCTTTGACATACCGGCAAAAGCGGTAGTAATTCCGGCAACAGAGGCACCAAGGACCGCCAGGCCCCCCTTTGCTATCCCGCCAAGTTTGCTGATACCGCTTGAAAATCCCTTTTCATCAACCTTTGTATCAAAATTTAGATGACCGTCGGCCTCAAATAGTTGTAAGTCAAAATAAGCCATACTACTCCTTTCGTAGTAGCACGGCTCATTGGCTCACAGATGCTAAATCCTTATCTCAAATTCCTTTCTGCACTCCTTGCATTTTACATATACCCCTTTGCTATGGGCTGTGTTGTCGTATAACACCGCGTTCTTCCCACAATGGGGGCACTGGTACCACTTGCGCAGCAAAGGGGGCTTTTCAATTTCTTTCATCATTCAAACATATCCCCTATCTCATAATCAGATGGTGCTGGCTGTGGGATGGCAATGGCCCTCTGTATCCGCTGTATCCGCTGACGCTCCTTTGTATCCTTGATATCAGATGTGTTTGTATTCCGGTACATTACCCGCTGCTTAAACTCTGTACCAGACGACAGGCCGTCCAAAAGGATGCGAAACTTCCACCAGTGCATATCTGTTTCCGTGAGGTCAATCTTATAATCCTGCCAGAACCCCGATATGATGTATTTTGCATCGAACGCAAAATCATACAGCGGCTTTGGTATCACCGGCTCTAATTCCTCGTCTACACTCTCTGGTTCACCGCCCATCTCTATTGTGCATTCATCCATGCGAAAGAAACTCATAAGCGGCTTATGGGCATCCCCCCATTGCCAATGCGGTATGTCATCCAGATACATCTCCATCATGAGAGCCATCTTCTCGTCCTGGCTGAGTCCGTCACACCTTATCATATCAATGAACCGCAGCCAGTCCTTGAAATCAGTCACGATTTCACGTTCAACCCCGTACAGCTTAACCGTTTCGGGAAAAGCTTCATAAAGCAGATTCATGTCCGATATTCCCCGTTCCGGTTCCTATTTCTTTGCTGGCTGCGCCTCTGTTGACGATTCTGCTGCGGGGAGAAACGGCCCATCAGCTGCCCTCTCCGCTGGACAGCCTCCTCATTGCAACGCATGCAGGCCGTCATGAAAGCAGAGTAGGCAAGGTCACACATGCCCGCATTGACCTTGCCTTCAAATAATTTCTTTGCTGTCCCGGCGCCGTATATATCATCAAACAGGTTATGAAAGAGGCCGCAGTACCCGCGTATCAGTTCACTGTTGTTTCCGACCTTCTGCAGCTTCTTTTCATCCTGCCCCATCCGCTCAAATGCTTTTTCGTACTTCTCTGCAAAATCAGCGTCCTGCAGGTCTACCTCAAACTCAATGTTATTGTAGCTCCACTTCTGGCTCATAGGCTCACTCCTTTATTTTCTTACGCTCCTAAGGTAGTCTTGCTACCCTCAGCAAATGTCACTGTCTGCCACTTATCAGCAGATGTTGCTGTTCCCAGCACAGCTTCCCCGGCTGCACGGAAATTGCCGGAATAAATCAAGGCATCCGTCCCGTCGCCGGTAGTATCCGGTATAACGTTATAAGCACGTTTCCGTGCCACTTTTGCATCTCCGTCTGTAAACAGGTCCACTGTCACGATTTCCACGGTCGCATCGGAACCGGTGTACTCGTTGTCCGTGATTTCAGCCAGCTTCTCATGTACTGAGTATGGGCTGTGCCGGTCAAAACTGTACCCTATCTGGGTCGCATAGCCCACCACGTCGGACCGTTCGGTGTCCTCATCCACATACTGTCTGGAATACTCCTTGGCGCTCTTGGATTCTGACATGGAAGAGAATCCCTGCATCCTAATAAATTTAGGTTCATCGGTTGTCCCCACATTCAGGAATGATACCCGCTTAGAGCGCTTAATCAGCTTACCATCGTTAAGCTTATCTGCATTTGCCATATAATCATCTCCTTATTCGTATAATAACCTGAGCTGTACCTGGTACTTTGCCAGGTCCGCATCAGACCCAAACAGGTAATAGCTCGACATCAACGTGTTTGATATTACCTGGCGTCCCTCCAATATAGGAAGGACACCTTCATCATCCTGCCTTTCAACCCAGTCAGCCAAATTCTGGTAAAAGAATGAATTATCTATCATGGTGCGGGCATCCCCGTCATAAGCCTCCTTGGAGGTAAAGGAGTATTGGAACTGGTATATCCTCCCTCCATCCACATATTCCTTGTAGACAGGCTCTGCCGGGATTGGGTCAAGGCTGTAGGACCGGCTGTCTGGCAGGTAATCAATATTAAATTCTCCATCCCTTAGGTATGGGCAGCTCATGAAATACTGTCTCAGAGCTGCAATTACCGACTCATTATTTATTGTTTGCGGCAATCCTGTTTGCCCCTTTCCGTATGGTTTCGGCCTTGGCTGTTTTCATCCTCTCAAACCACAATCTCCCTCGGTTCCCGCCATCCCCTTTGCCTTCATAGTACTGTTTCCTTGCATAGGGAGCTAGGTACTCAATCTTTCCGCTTCCGATGACGGTTCCCAGAGTTGCTGACTTTATCATATATCCAGTGCGTCTGGATGTAAGCGGATCCATATATCGCAGGCATTCCGAATCCACAAATGCCTGTGCGCTGGAAAATGCATCTGACTTTTCCCTTGCAAAACCTGGATTCCACTCCAACCGGGCAGTAACGGACCCTCCCTTACCCTTTGTCTGGTATATACTTCCACGCGGGGTTGTGATTTGGAATATGCGTTTTTGCGCCATTACACACCTCCCACCCTCCAATGCTTCAGACCACCATGACGGTTATCTGACCATGATGTAACCTTGAATGCCGTTCGGCTCTCTTTCTGTAGGTCTGCCGGCTTTTCAATGTCTGGCCCAATTCCCTTGACGATGTAATCATCATTTTTCAGTGTCCATGTGTCACCAGCACCTACATATTCATCCGGCGGCACATATTGACTTCCGCCAAAATCAGCGTGTACCAGATCGGAAGAGCGTCGTGT